ACGGCAGCACGCAGCCAATCAATTCCAGCAAAACAAGCAACAGCTTACCCAGCAGCAGCAGACTCAACGGCAGGAGATATTAACTCGCGCCGCTGAAGACTTGCAGGTGCGCATTCCTGAATGGGGCACGGAAGTTAAGAACTCACTCGATAACTATTTGATGAGTGATGACTACAGGTATACCTCAGAAGAATTATCCGAGGTGCTAGACCCCCGCCTAATTCAGATTGCGCATAAGGCACGGCTTTATGACGAACAGTCCAAGAAGGCTTCAGTCGCCACCAAGAAGGTTAAGACCTTACCCAAGGTGCAGCCTAAAGGGGCAAGGAAGTCTGTGAAGGCTTCGTCAGCGTCGCTAAAGACGGCCAAAGCCAAGCTGAGGAAAACTGGAAATATTGATGATGCAGCAAGTGCTGTCGAGCAACTTTTATTTAATTAAGGTGACTTAACATGGCACAAGAAACAGGTACACACAGCAGATATGATCTGCAAACTAAAGGTGAAAACGTTCGTGAAGAACTGGCGAATATGATCGACATGATCTCGCCCACCGAAACGCCCTTCCAGAGCATGATCTCGAAGGAAAACTCCACTAACACTGTAAAAGACTGGTTGACTGACTCGCTGGCAACAGCAAGCACGTCTAATGCGCATATTGATGGTGACACCTTCTCAGGTGACGCTCTGGTTGCGCCCGCTCGCTTACAGAACCATCACCAGATTCTGCGTAAAGACTTGGTAGTTACTCGTCGAGCACAGAAGGTTAATCAGGCAGGTACTAAGTCTGAATTGTCACGTCAAATCGTTAAGGGTGGCCTTGAGCTACGCCGCGATTTGGAAGCGACACTAACCAACAACCAAGCGGTTGTAATTGGTGATGACTCAACAGCACCGCAGTTTGCGGGTGCCCCAGCATGGTTAGCAACAAACACTGACCGAGGCGCAGGTGGCGCAGATCCTACTCTCTCTAGCACTACATTCGGTTACCCCAATGCGGCCGCTACTGATGGTACAGATCGTGCGCTCTCTGAAGCGACATTACTCTCCGTTATTAAGGACTGTACTGTCTCTGGTGGTAAGCCAACTTGCATTATGGTTGGTCCCACGGTTAAGCAGAAGCTGTCTCAGTATCTGTTTGGCTCTTCAGCACGTATCGCTACCCCTTATCAGGATCACGGTAAGGCTAAGAAAGCAGCGTCTGTTGTCGGTGCAGTGGACTACTACACCAGTGATTTCGGTACGCTAGAAATCATCTACAACCTGTTCCAGCGTGAAGATGACGTTTATGTCTTGGATAAGTCCAAGTGGTCTCTATCACATCTGGATAAGTACAAGGTCGTAGATATTGCCAAGCAGGGCGATGCTGATCGCAAGATGCTGGTAACTGATGTAACCCTATGTTCTAAAAACGAAGCGGCTAGCGGTATTGTCGCTGACATCGACGAGACACTTGCAGTAGTAGCGTAATCGTCAACACAGAGAAAGGCTCCTTCGGGGGCCTTTTTTTATGGATCAACTTAAAGGAATCCACTCATGACAGAAGAAAAGAAAGAAAAGAAAGAAAAGGACATTAAGGTCCAGATACGCGGCATGAAGAGCGGAAGCGGTATGCAGTACGCCACTGCCGGACTTCATCTTGCAGAAGAGCATCGGCAGCACCTACCGCGGGTCTTTAAAGAAGACAGCTTAGGTCGTAGCCGAGAGCAGGTTAAGCGAAAGATGGTGCCAGACAAGGTCTATCCACTGCCTAAATCTGTGGCTGAGATTTACCTAAAGATGTGTCCTGACTTTTTGGAAGTCGCTAAATGAAGGACGTTTTCTGGTCGAAAGACGGTGTTAGAAATGAGATCAAATGGAATAACAATGGCGAGACGATAGTGTCTCGCTATCAGCCTGTCGATCACATTATTGATAGCGTACGCGAAGCAGGGAAGCTTACCCAGAATAAGGCCTCACACCTAAAGCTTGCCGGCAGGGTGCCTATTGATCTCCACAACCAGTGGACGCAAGAAGGTAAGAAGCGCGGGCTTGAGGGTGAGTATCTACACGCCTTTCTATTGGGCAAGCTCAATGATTACAACTACAAAAAACTACGGGTTGACGGTCAAAAGTTATGACAGATTTTGCCACGCTTAAATCAGATGTTGCCTTGTATATGGCACGCAGTGATCTTGATACAACGATCCCTACCTTTGTTCGTCTCTGTGAGTCACGTATCCGAAAGACGGTGCGTATCCCTGAGATGGAAACCACAGAGGATTTGACCGTAACCGCTCAGACGGTTGCCTTACCGGCGGGTTTTATCGCCATGCGGCGTATCTACAGTGACTCAACAACTGATCGCCCCTTAGAGTACCAACCCCCAGAGATATGCTGGAGTGACGCGAGTTTCACCACCCCAGGCGCACCTATTGCCTACACCATTGAAGGGACGAACCTCTCAGTATTTCCTTATGCGGCGAACTATGTGGCCAAAATCAATTACTGGAAGGCGTTTAATGCATTATCCGGTGACGCGGATACCAACTGGCTACTAACTAACGCCTACGACGTGTACCTCTATGGCACTTTAATGGAGGCTAAAGCCTTTATCGAAGATGACGCTCAGGTACAGAAGTGGACAGCCGCCTTTGAGACAGCCGTTACAGCCCTCAATGAGGCGGGTAAGCGACAACGTAGAGGCCCAGTGCTGAGAAAGATGGGAGTTACGGCTCCATGAAGAAAGCACTGCCTTTTGCTGAATGGCTACCCGATCAACCTGATTTGGGTGACGCTGTTACCAACGTCCTAAACGCCATTCCAGGGGCTAGAAGCTACCGTTCGATCAATGCCCTATCTTCGTTTACCAACGCCCTTGATTCAGCCTGTCAGGGCGCTATATGGGCTCAAGACAATCTGGGCGATTATTATTACTTTGCTGGTGACGAGGGCAAGCTTTATCGGCTCGCGGTTTTCACTTTTACCGACGTGTCTAAAGTGGGTGGCTATCTGGCTACTAACTGGGAGTTCGTAAAGTGGGATCAGCGAATTATTGCTGTTGATATCAACGAGCCTCCCCAGTACTTCGATATGGCCTCGTCAACGGTCTTTGCTGACCTTGCCGGCAGCCCTCCAAAAGCCAAGCATATTGCGATTGTTCGTGATTTTATTGTGCTGGGTAATTTGAACGAGGGCGGATCTAATAAGGCCTCACGACTGAGGTGGTCGGGATTTAACAGCTCAGAGCAATGGACATCTACACAGGCTACACAGTCTGATTTCCAAGACTTATTAGGCCGTGGTGGAGCCATACAGAAGATTGTACCTGGCGAGACAGGGCTGATCTTTCAAGAGCATTCAATCCGCCGTATGACTTATGTAGGCCCACCTACCATTTTCCGTATTGACGAAGTGGAGAAGGATAGAGGCTGTTACGCCCCTAACTCTGTTGCTTGGTTTGGTAGTCGCGTATTTTTCTACTCTCATGAAGGGTTCTTTATGAAAGAGGGCGACAATCCATCTGTGCCGATTGGCACTGAAAAGATCGACCGCTATTTTAAAAACGACTTCTCCGCCGGTGATCTTGACTTGATCCGTGGCGCAGTGGACCGAGAGAACAAAATTGTAGCGTGGTGCTATCCATCTAAATCTGCAGGTGCGAATCGTATCTTGATGTACCGCTGGGATTTAGAGCGTTGGACCTTAATAGATCAAGACGCAAAGATACTTATTGAATATGTCTCACCTTCCTACTCCCTTGATGATCTCGACGCGATATTAACTGACATAGACACTGATTCTATCAATGTTGATTCCTCTCTCTATGCCGGCGGTAATGTTGCTTTAGGGGCCTTTGATGCCTTGCATCAATTGAGTACGTTCTCAGGATCACCTTTAACCGCCACGATTGAGACCGCAGAGATACAGGGGCCGGAAGGTTACCGATTAAGTATTAAGTCGGCCAGACCACTCTCGGATGGAACGACAGAACTCTGTGTCGGTACTCGCGATAACCAGAACGAAAACTACACCTACGGCTTACCTCAGACAGTCAATGTTAAGGGTGAGATGAATTTCAGAACATCAGCAAGGTATCACAGAATGAAGGCAACTATTTCAGGCGGTTTTAACGAAGCCCAAGGCGTTGAAGTTATGTACAGAGAGGAGGGTAAACGATGAATTATGGTTTTGGAGGGCTCTTTGACGGCCTAGACCTCGGCAACTTTAACACCCCCAAAAAGAAGCCTATTGACCGAGGCATTCCTGACGGCATGAAGCCTGGGCCAACAACTCAGGGCCCCTCGTCGCCTGATGCCAGCTTTATGGATCAGGCTCAGCAGCTAGCAGGTAATGAGAGCGGCATTGGCCGTTACGGCGAGCAATATACGCCAGCTCCCTCAGCTCCCTCAGCTCCCTCAGTATTCGACGGCTGGGGTACCTCTAGTAAGAACGGCGGTGGCGGAAGCGGTAAGTTTTCAGGAGAAACACAAAAGGCCGACCCAAGCCTTCCGTCACAGCTTCCCCCTGGATTATTGGGACAAGGTGGTTATGGCGGTATTTTTAGTGGAATGGATTTAAGCGGTTATCAGCCTACACAAGCACCCGCACCTAAACCCGCACCTAAACCTGCACCAAGCCCTGCTCAAACCCCTCAAAGCCCCCCTGAACTATTGCAAAGTTTAGGGCAAGGCGGGCTTGGAGGAATGTTCGGCGGCTTAAACTTGGGTAATTATCAGCCACAATCAGCGCCAGCACCTGCACAAGTACAAGCCCCTGCTCCGGCACCGGCACAAGTACCTGCACCAGCCCCCACGCCCCAGTTCCCTCCTGAGCTATTTCAGTACGGCAGTCCATTTATGGGCCTTAATAACTTTAGGGGAATGTTTTGATACACGGCGTTATGTATAGCGACATAGATAGCGTATGGGATCAGGTTGAGCCTGAAATCACGCGGGCCATAGAGAGGTTTGACATTGGTGAAGGAGTAGAACATATCCGTGAGCGTCTAATAAATAGAGACCAACAGCTATGGATATGCAATGGCGGTGACGGTGTTTGCATCTCAGAAATCAAAATCTGTCCAGACTTTAAGATATTGGCCTTTCCGATAATTGCAGGCAAGAACATGAATGAATGGCTTGATGATCTTGTGGTAATAGCAAAAGCCTATGCCAAGCATCATCAATGTAAGTATATCGAGGGCTATGGCCGGAAAGGCTGGCTTAAAGCGCTTAACGAACACGGGTTTAAAAATTACTCGATCACAACGAGGCTAGAAATATGAGCAAGGGCAGCCAGACCACAACGCAGAAATCTGATCCATGGGCTTCACAGCAGCCCTATTTAACGCGCGGCTTTCAAGAAGCTGGAAATCTATTGGATTCCGGCGGGCCACAGTATTACGATAAAGCCACCTACACGCCTTTCTCAGCGCAGTCTGAAAACGCCATGGGCATGATAGAGGATAGGGCCACGGCAGGCTCACCGCTTAATGCTGGGGCGCAGAATCTTGCCCAGAACACGCTCGACGGCAAATATCTAAACAGCAACCCGTTTATGGACAATATGTTCCAGCAAGGCTCTGACAAGATTGCAGAAAACGTTAACGCTCAATTCTCGACTGCAGGCAGAACAGGGTCGGGTGCGCACTCTGGACGAATGGCCGAAGAGATGGGCGACCTTTATAACAACATGTACGGCGGTCAGTATCAGCAAGAGCGCCAGAATCAAATGAATACGATGCAGATTGCCCCTCAGCTTGCAGAGACCGATTACAACGATGCTGCTAGATTAGGGCAGGTTGGACAAGCTGTAGAAGGCAAGGCTGGGCAGATCATACAAGATGACATGAACCGCTTTAACTTCTACCAGCGGTCTCCAGAGCAGAATCTTGGCCAGTACATTGCCGCGATTCAGGGCAACTATGGCGGTCAGACGTCATCAACTGAAAAGGGTGGCGGTAATCTCTTGGGAACCGTGGGGAGTCTTGTCGGCATCGGCAGCGGTCTTACTGATATTTTTGGAAAAGGATAGCCTTTCCGAAGCTTTAACTTGACTGCTTGATGATTTCATCTGGTGACGGCTTGTCAATGTCACATCTACGCTTAACCGAGTTATTTCTTAGTGCTTCAAACTCACCTTTGAGCTGAGCGTATTCGGCGGCCTCAGGCCCGTCTCCACCCTCAATAAGAAGGAGCGAAGGCCAGAACAGTAACAGTCCAATTCCGGCTTGCCACTTATCGGCGGAGTTACTAGATTTCAGCCTTTGATAAAGCTTGGTTGTGCGCTGCCCTACATAGTCCATTTCCATGGCTATCTGGGTGCAATCGTAATCTCTGTATTTCAGGGGTGAGACGTAAGCGGCATCTATCTTATTTGGGTTTGTTGAGCAGGAGACTGTTAATACTATCAGCATTAAACCGAGATATTTCATAGCAAGTCCTTTTGTATGTTTTCAAAAAGACTAGCACAAAAAGTAAATTGCGGAGAGAAAAATGGGACTTTTTGACAAAGTAGGCATGAAAGGGCCTATCGAAAACCCAAGCTTACTGGGCCGGGCTGGGAATGCTATGCATCAATTGCATAACAGCTCGGGATGGCAAGATGCCATGTCCATAAATCGTGGTGAAAACCCCGCGCAAAATCGATTGATAAGGGAGCAGATTAAAACCTCTCAGCAAGCGCGGGAGACAGCCGCAGAACAGGCTAGGTATAGAAAAATGGTCGATGAAATGCAGGGTCAAGGCAAGCCGGTACCGCCTATGCTCGCCTTTCGTGCCGGAATTACGCCCGCTGAGTTTCAAATGCTGAATCCTGAGCGCAAAACAGCTACCGATCAGTCGGGGCGATTGCGCTATTTAGATGATCAATCACCCGCATTTGACGCTTCAGGCACTAACCCAAAGGTCGATGAACTTGCTTTTGATCAAGAGAAGAAGCTTCGGGGCGAATTCCAAGACCTTAACAAATCATTCCGGCAGCAGGAAGAAGCCTTTGGGAGAATTATATCTTCAGCAGAAGATCCCAGTGCAGCTGGCGACCTTGCGTTAATCTTTAACTACATGAAGGTTCTCGATCCTGGCTCTACAGTGCGGGAAGGTGAATTTGCGAACGCAGAGAATTCAGGCGGCGTAGGCGCAAAAGTGTCGGCGACTTACAACAAGCTTGTGAGTGGTGAGCGCTTAACGCCTTCAATGCGTAACGACTTCCTTAATCGCGCGGTTAAATTGTATAAGGGAGCGGGCGAAAACTTTAACCGCCGATCAGAGCAGTACAAAGGGCTAGCCGGTCAGTACAATCTAACCCCTAATAGGGTCGTTTCGTCACAGCAACTTTACGGAGACGATGACTATAACTCTATGTCGGGCGCTCCACCGGTCGGTCAAATGGTCGATGGCTATACATACTTGGGCGGTGACCCAGCCGCGCCGGAGAGCTGGGAGATTCAGTAATGGCGAAAAATACAAAGCAAGCAGGCCCTTGGACCCAATACCAAAAGAAAGGCCCTTGGACCCAATACCAGAACACCGACAAAGAGCCAGCTCAAGACGAGCCCGCCCCCGAGGGTCCGCACGACTTTTCGGCGGTCAATATGGTAAAGAATATCCCCTCCAGTGCAGGAAAGGTTGCTACTGACCTGTACGAGGCCGTGAGGCATCCCGTTGATACCGCCAAAGGCATAGATAAGCTTGCTAAAAGTCTCCAGTGGAAGTCTGCTGATGCCTTTGGCACACCTATTGATGAGCGTTATACCTCAGAAGGTGAAACTGGCACCGCTGACATGTTTTTTAAATTCATTAAAGACCGTTACGGGTCAATAGATGCAGCACAGCGAACGCTTGAGACTGACCCTGTAGGCGCGCTTGTGGATACTGCGGGCTTAGTGTCTGGCACAGGCTCAGCATTGAAGATTCCAGGCTTGTCAAAGATACCTGGCGCAGTTCCTGCTGCTGCTGCGTTAACTAGAACAGGCGCAGCTATGAACCCTATTAATGTCGCCGGTAATGCCGTTAAGTACGGTGCAGGGAAAGTGATACCTGAGGGCTTGCCTCAGTCTCTTTACGAAAGCGCAGCAAAGTTCAAGACAACAATAGCTCCTGAAGAAAGAAAGAGAATGGTGGAGACTGCGATAGACAGCGAGTTGCTTCCGAACGGTGGAGGTGTTGCCCGACTGGACAGTCTTGTGGAAAGCGTTGGATCAAAGATTGACGAGCTAATAGAACAGTCTCAATCGTCAGGCGTTGAAATACCTAAATCCGTATTGTTTTCAAAGCTTGGCGAGTTAAGGAAAGAGCTTGGCGGGGCAAAAATAGAAGGCGGTAGAGATTTAAAAATTATAGATCAGGTTGCTAAGCAGCTTAATGTGCATCTTGAGAAGATAGGGAAGACAACTCTTACCCCTTCTGAACTTCAGGCATTTAAAGTAGACACGTATAAGCGCATAAACTACAACCAAAGTTCAGGGTCTAGAGGTGCCACATATGGCAAGCAAGAGGCCTATAAGAACGTTGCGCGATCAGCTAAAGAGAAGCTTGAAGACGTTATTCCTGAGATTGGGCCGCTCAACACAAAGCAGGGCCAGCTTCTAGAGTTAAGGCCTAATCTTGAGAGGTCAGCCAATAGAATTGACAACAGAAACATGATGAGCCTGGATACCGGCGTTAAGCTGGGAACTGGTGGTGTGATGGGAAGCCTTCTAGGCTCTCCAGAAGTGGGGTTTGGAATTGCTGGGGCAGCATCTATACTCGGCACACCTATGAGCAAAGCCCGCCTTGCTATTATGCTGGACAAGCTTAAGAAAACTGGGGATGTCGGTACATTTATCCGCAATAACCCCGGACTGTCTCAAGCTGAATTAGCTGCAATTATTGCGGCAAGAGACGAAGAG